TGTAGGCATGTTCTTCCGTAATGGAGGAAGTGAGCTGTATGTTCGTCGTGTAGTACACAGCGACGCAGTAAAAGCCCAAGTAAACGTAGTTAATACCATTTCAGAAGTAGTCGCCGTGTTTACTGCTAATAGCTATGGAGCAGATGGCAATAACCTTCGTGTCCAGCTGTTGCCTGTAACTGGCTCATACTACGACCTTATTGTCTACAAAGAGGGTGCGTATGCAAATGCTAGCACTACTGATGGAGATGAAATCCTTGAGCGTTTCACTAACGTGGTTCTTTCAGATTCAACCTCAGGTGACTACATTAGAACAGTAGTTAATCTTCAGTCAAAGTACGTGACTGTAAGCGTAACTAATGGCACAAAGGTTCCTACTTCAGCTATTTTCCCACTTTCTGGTGGAGTGAATGGTACTACGCCAACTGCTGTCGATTACATAGGCACAAGTAACGCTGTTTTGAATGAGTTCAATACTATTGACCGTCCTCTAGTAATGTTTATCCCTGAAGTAATTGCTCAATTGGGAGCTACTGACGGACAGACTGTGCAAAATGCAGCAGTTACTTGGGCAGAAAGTGGAAATGGGTTTGTAGTACTAGACACACCACAAGCTATGGACGGTACTGCTTCAAACTTGACCGTAGCCCAAGCAATCACTTTTGCTGGAAACTACACTGACTCAAGTCACGCAGCTGTTTACTACCCGAACATCTACATCACTGACCCTATTGGCCGCAGCAACTCCTCATTGCGTAAGGTTGGTCCTGCTAGCGCAGTTGCTGGTCTTTACCTAAGAACTGACCGTAGCTCTGGCCCATTCAAGGCCCCTGCTGGTGTAGCTGCAAACATTGTTGGCTCAGTTGCAATTGAGCGCAAGTTTACTTCTGCAGAACTAGACACTTTGAACTCGTCTTCTGCTCCTGTAAATGCTATTCGTAGCCTACCAGGTGCTGGAACAGTAGTAATGGGTGCTCGTACTCTTCTACAAGACGGTACTGCAAACAAGTACGTTAACATGCGTCGTAGCCTAATCTACATCCGTCGCCAGTTGGAGCTCATCACTGAGGTTGCGTTGTTTGAAAACAATGACTCAATTTTGTGGTCCAAACTACGCACTACAGTAACTGCTTTCCTAAATGAGTACCGCAATCAAGGTGGTCTTCGTGGAACTAACGCAGAGCAAGCCTTCTTTGTTAAGTGTGACGAAGAAAATAACGACCCTAACTCGATTGCTAATGGAGAGGTACACATCGAAGTTGGTGTGGCACTACAGTACCCAGCTGAGTTCATCGTCATCAACCTAAGCCAAAAGACTGGCGTCTAAACAAAGGAGATATGATTCATGCCTACTATTATCAATAACCGTTCATCCCTCATTACTGACCCAATAAGAAATTTCCGATTCTTGGTTACTTTCAAACCATTGCAGTCAGGTCGAGGTGACGACTGGCTGAAGAACTCAAGCGCAGTGACTAGCGCTTCTATCGGGTTCACTTCGGTATCGGGAATGTCAGTTACTACTGACTCTATCCCTTACCGTGAAGGTAGCTATAACACCACTGTTCACCAGATTCCTGGACAGACTACCTTTGCTCCTATTCAAATGCAGCGTGGCGTCATTCTTGGAACTGACCAGCACTGGAAGTGGATGCGGAAGTTGTTTGCAACTGTACAAGGCGCAAACTCCGCTAACAACATCGCTAACAACAACTTCCGTTGTGATGTAGAGATTGCTGTTTTGTCCCACCCAATTGCTGGCTCTGGTGGCGGAGATGCTAACTCAAGTGTTGGAGATGACCACGTAGCGTTGCGATTTAACGTTTACAACGCATGGATTACTAGCCTTGCTTACTCAGACCTAAACGCAGGTGACAACGCTATTTTTGTTGAGCAGTTGACCCTTGTGCACGAAGGCTTCGACGTAAACTGGGCACCATCGCTGTCTACTTCAGCAGCTAAGTTTTAACCAATAACCGATAAGGACTACAAAACGTGACTGAACAAACTTTCAAAGCTGCAGACAATGTGAACCTGGCTAATAACCTGGTTAACCAAGCAATGGCTGAGCCTACTAAAACGACGGAAAAAGCAGTAATAACATCTCCTTTAGACACTTTGGTGAATCTCCCTGGCGGGTTTATAACCCCCGCTGGGGAGGTCATCAGAATTGCTGAGGTTAAAGAACTAAATGGAAGAGACGAGGAGCTTATCTCTAAGAGCTCTAACTCTGGTAGGACGTTCTCCACTATCTTAAGTTGTGGCGTTGTAAGCATTGGTGGCGTTAAAGCCACAGATGCTCTATTAGATGAGCTTCTATCTGGTGACCGTGACGCATTGATGTTAGGTATTTACAAAGCTACTTTTGGAAACACCGCACTAATACAGTCTTTTTGCTCAACTTGTGAAACGCCTCAAACAGTAGAAGTCAACATCGATACTGACATTGAAATGAAGAAGCTATTGGACCCAATAGCAGACCGTTCATTTACTGTAAGAGGTCGTGAACAAGACTATTTGGTGAGTCTCCCTACTGGGGCTACTCAACGAGAACTGTCCACTAATCTAGACAAAACTATGGCGGAACTCACCTCGATACTACTACAGGGGACTGTAATAGAAATTGGTGGAAGACCAGTAGTTAGTAAGCAACAAGTACTCTCTTTTGGACTACAAGACCGCAAAGCCATCTCGAATGAGATTGCTGACCGTAACCCTGGACCGCAGTTTAACGACACTACCGTTGATTGCCCAGATTGCGGGGGAAAGGTGGCGGTTCCGATTAACCTCGGAACCTTGTTTCGTTTCTAGTGTTGCAAACTATGTAGTGCTATTAGGACAATGGAAACTCTTAACGGAGAACTATCCAGGATGGACTTTAACAGAAATTAAAGAGCTATCTCCTAGAGAAAGAATTAACTGGTTAGAAATTGCTAAAGAAGATGGGAAGGTGAGTAAGGAATAATGTCTGAAACAGGATTGAACGAAGAGCTCGACGCGGCAACTAAAAAAGTCACTGCGTTAGCTAGAGAAGTAAAGAAGCTTGGTGCAGAACTAAAGGACCTTACACCTGCTGCTTCCAGTGGTGGTGGAGGTATTTTTAGCAAACTGTTCGGAGGAAACCTTCTTGGAGTAGGTGCCAATAGACCTGGTACTGGAGCAGATGGCGCTAAATTTGGGGCAGCACCATCTGCTGGCGGAAATATGGGCGGAGTTGTTAGCGCTTTAGGCAAGTTTGGTGCAGTAGGGCAAGCTGTTAGCGGCGCTGGACAAATGGCTTCAGGACTTGCTACAGGTATGCCAGGAGTACAAGACGTTCTACAGTACAGCAAAGGCTATTACGGAGCATCCATCTATGCTGGTGGAGCTAACCGTAAGTTAATGCAACAAGCTACCTTTGGGGCCATGTCTCAAGGTATGACTAGTACGGGTGCAGACGCTAGAGTAGCCTCACTTCTAACAAGCAGAGGCATGGCGTTTAGCTCTATGTCTGGCAGCACTTACATGCAGACAGCTCAAACTGCAGGAAACATTTCCAAGTATCTGAACATGGATGTGGAACGCTCTACTGCCGCTGTTGCAGACATGACTAACGCTGGTGGGGCATCTACTCTTCTAAAACGTTTTGGAATCTTTAGCTCAGATTTAGCTACAGGTAAAGAAAAGACTATGCCTCAGATTTTTGAGGAACTTGCTGGTCGCCTTCAAGTTCGGGGCTCAACTGCTGAACGTACTAGCCAATCCATTCGTAAAGGTGCCCTTGGGGCGTCTATTCAGAATTCTGGATTATCACAAGACCAGCAAGCATTGTTCTCTCAGTACATGATTGACCGTGCTGGAGGAAAGTCCACAGATTGGTTAAACGACAAGAGTCTCGGCAATGATAACCCTCTAAGCTCTACTTACGCTTTAAACGCTTCTGCCACTAAGCAGTACGGAAAAGCTGAAGACAGTTACATCCAAGGAATTAAAGACGCTGTTCCAACAATCTCTGCTCTTAATGACGCATTTGGAAATTTGGCTAAAACAGTAGGTTCTCTAAATGCGACTATGCAAACTCTTGGTGGTGCCCCATCTGCTCAAGGAGTTATGGGGTCTGTAGCTGGTGGTGCTGGTATTGGCGCTGCAATCGGTACTCTGATAGCCCCTGGAGTAGGAACTGCTATTGGTGCAGTTGCTGGTGGGTTATTTGGTGCTGCAGTTCCATTTGTTGGTTCTGGTGGTGAATCTGGAAAATCCTCTAGTAAATCAACTAGCTCTGCTAAAAAAAGCAACCAATTAGGTAAAGGCGCTCAAAGTTTTACTAGCCCAATTTCGGGTGGACAAGTAACTGCTCGACTTGGGCAAAAAGGTCCTTATTGGGACAAGGATGTTGGTCACCGAGGAACAGACTTTAAAGCTGCTCAAGGAACTCCAGTAAAGTCAATTGGAGAGGGCCAAGTAATAGACCTGCCTACAGGTGGAGAACTTGGTAACCAAATTAAGATTAAACATAGTAATGGATTTGTTAGCCATTATTGCCACTTGAGCAGTGTGTCAGTCAGCGCAAGCAGTTCAGTAACTCAAGGGCAAAGAATTGGCTCTTCTGGAAATACTGGCTCAAACTCTCATGGCCCTCACTTGCACTTTGTGCTCTATAACTCTGGTGGAACTTCTGTAGACCCATTCAACTATTTGGCTGGACTATCTGATGCTTCTGGAAATACATCCACAGGAGCTGGAGTTCAAAGTACTACAGGAACAGATGGCGCAACTGCCCCTTCATCTAATGGAGATAAAAATGGAAGTTACGTCGGAACTTCTTCAGTAGTCACTAGCGGAATATCAGGAATTAGTTTTTCAGATAACTCTACAAACTCTATTTTGGGAATAAGTGCCCCTACTTCAGGAAAAATGCCAGAGTCTATTAACGGAAGCTCCTTTAACTCAGGGAAATCCACTACTGGATACAAAACAAACGCTCCTGGGGCAAAGACTGGTGTGGACTACGTTCCTCAAGATGGTACATACAACCTTCATCAAGGTGAAAGCGTTAGAACTGCAGAAGAAACTTCTGCTTATCGCCAAGGTAAAGAAGGCGGAAAAGCTAGAGGAAGTAACGTGACCATAAACGTTACCGTTGCCAGGGCTTCTGAGGAAGAAGCTCGCCGTATGGTCAAGCTTATGAAAGAAATGATAAACGATGATGCTCACATCCTTCAGGCAGGTAAACGATAATGGCTACTAGTGATTTAGACGCTGCCACTAGACTACTGGGTTGGCTACAAATAGC